CTGCACCGTTTCTGACAAATTTATATCCATTGAAATTGATTGAACAACGACGTGGAATAGTATAATCTGCTACAGTGTTATCAAAATATATGTCTGCTCCTAAAATAATAGTGTTAACACTAGGATTAGCAACCGCAATCTTTAATTCACTGTAATTAGCAACAAATGCGTTTGAACCTCCTGACCAATAAGTTGATAATGCTAATATCTGAGTAGACAAGGTGTTAACATTTGAATAAACCGTTGTACTTTTTTCTAAATTAGTAAAAGATATTCTCGCAAATCCTTGAGCACCGGATAAAGAGTTATTTTTTCTTATTAATATCTGATCGCCAGATGTTAATGCTGACGAACTCTGGAGACTTGAAAAGTTTACTAACTGAGACATATAATTTTATTTATCCTTTCTATCTTTTTATGCAATTATGTTCCGATAAGTCCTAAAGAGTTTTTTTCTATTTTTACTGAATAATCTGCTCCTAGTGTAGTGGTTCCATCATCAAGTGCAAATATTTCTGAAAAATCGAGAAATGTAAAAATATACGGATCATAGTTAAATTCATCATCAAGTAATTTTTTGAAAATTCCTTTATAATTTCCAAATGAATAATGAATAGTTCCATCAAGTATTTCGTTTAAATCTATATTCTTAGTTTTATCATATTTATATACATCATACGAAGACAATTTAACTTTGTCTTTATACACAGTAAAAACCATTTTATTAATAAAGGCAGAATCACTATTTTCTGTTTGAAATGCAATATATAATTTATTTTTACTAAACTTAGCAACTGGAATTGAATTTGTTTTAAATGTATAATTTGAAAATGAATTAAATTCAGTTATATCTTCAAGTTTGGGATAAACAGGTTTTACAGAATGAGAATTGATATTATAATTATAAATCAATGGAATCGTATTACCATTATTCATTTTTCTCGTTCCAACTAATAATACATTTTTATATCTTGAATCTAAAAATGAATCTATATAAAAATTGCCGTTTGTTTCATATGGATTGTCACTTCCAGTATCACCAAAATTCACAGTTAATCCATTTTTAATTTTTTCAATACTTTCTGTATTATAATCAAAAGAGGTTTTTTCAATTAAGATTAAATTATAATTTTTGGAATTATCTTTCACTTTTAAATTAAAGAAAAAAGAATCGAAAAATACTTTTAAATCTTGTACTCCTTGGTTAGTATATGAGTTGGTTAAGATTTCAGCGAGTGTGTTCATACTCTTTATTTATACACTTTCATAAGAACCCCCGACTATTATAGCATCACCTGCATTCCATACAACAGGCGTTCCGCTCATAACTGGAATAGAAGTTGCTCCAGTGTTGTTATTAACTATAATTGAAAATTTATCTGTTAAACCTGCATACGTTCCGACGCCTGTACCTTGATACCATCCAAAACCATTATCCAATAATGCAGCATTTAATAAAATAGCATCCGGATTAACTGCACTAAAAGGTAAGCTAAATCTCCATACTTGACCTGGTGAACCATATGTAGTAGTGCTTCCTGCACTCCATTTTATGTTTACAAAAACAGTTTTCCCTATTTTTCGACATCTTCCTAGTAATGTTCCGTCGCCAATTACAGGGGATGTTCCTCCTGCTGCCGTCCATTCTACATTATATGCTGACCAACTTTGATTAGCAATACTAGTTAAATCTGATTCAATTCCATCAGCAGTTTTAGCATATATTTTATTATCAGTTTTAGCAAATAATGCTACATTACCCGATGTAGGAGTTGTTGAATTATTAGTTCCCTGAAATACTATTTGATTACTAACTGCGGCAATTCCTGATACACTAAATCGTGCATTATTTAAAATAGGAACATTACAACCAACATTTACTGTGGAATTTACCACCACAAATGTATTTGTATTCACAGTTCCCATTGTTATTGTATCATTTGCATCTGACCTTACTTCAAATATAGGCAATCCTGCAACATCATTAATTGATAATAATGTTCCAGTTGTTTCTTCTGTAACACTATAAATTATTCCGCTTCTACCTTCAATAGACATTCGGTTTGTACTAGAAGTGGTAGGAACTTTAGAAACTATATTTAATCCTCCAAAATTATCAAAAACTAAACGTGAACTTGCAGTTAATGAAGGAAAAGTTGATGATCCTGCGGAGTCATTACTAAAAGATATAATTGCAGAAGCAGGAGAAATTAAAAGGTTAGCCATTTTAATTATTTATTCTCTATTTTAGAGATTGTAACGGATTCTTCCTGCATTATAATTTTGAAGAATTTCTGCTGGAGATAATATTCTGTTATATATTCGGAAAGATCCTGCATACAATGTTGCCCACGATCCATCATTTCCGTTATATCTACCTAATTCTCCAATTCCACTATTGAATGTTCGGAATCCTACTCCTTCTGTTCCTGCAATTTGTGATAAACTTTGAGATATTCCATTAATATAAATTTTATTATTAGTATATGACACATCACTACGCATTTCAAATACATAATGTTTCCATACTCCGTTTAAAGAAGCATTGGAACAGCCATATAAATCACTATTTCCTGTGTTAAAGCCTATAGCATTTAATCCACCATGATTCATAACACTATAAAAATTCCAAGAAAAAGGAATGTATACACTTCCAGCAAAATTAAACCGTGCCCATAAATCAATTGTTGCAACTGTTGTTAAATTTGGAGCATAGATGCTGGCATAATCATTTGATCCATCAAATAAAATATAACTGCTATTGAGATTTAATGCACTTCCATTATTATAAGTTGGACCTCCGGATAAAGGCACATTATTCCCTAAACCGCTTCTATCATACCACGTTGCACCAGTTCTTGGATATGATCTCGGATCTTCTGCATCTAATGCTAATACTAAACCATCAGAGACTATACGAGGATTGATTATTAAGGACATGGTAATTCAATTTGTAATTTTGGGACATCTTTTCTTTCTCCACAAATAATAAAATTATATTCACCCTTTACTCCACCAATTTTTATAAATTTGTTATTTTGCTCTTTTACAACAAGATTTTGAAATTTTCCAACTGGTGTTAAAGTAACTGTTACTGAATCTTCATGAACAAGATTTTCCCAATAATCAGGAAGAATTAATATTTTATCTGCACTCTTTCCTCTGTATATAACTCCCCATTCTGGAGATTCTACTGCACCGTGTTGTAAATTCTTGGTTTTATCATTTGGATGAGGAATTAAGAATGCTTTAGTTGATGCAGATAAATGACCACCTACCGAAAGTGAATTCGGAACTGTTGCATTTTGATTAACTTTGAATGGTAATAAATTAACTGCCATATTATTATGTAGTTGTACCTGAATAAACCGCAGTTCCATCAATTACTACATTTGTATTATTGCTTACTGCTGAAACTGCTAAAACTATATTACCCCCTGACGAAAATAAATCGACATCCACTAATTGTGATGTTCCTGTTCCATCTACAATTCCATACACTGTACCTTTTATAATGTCTAGACCTGTATTGCCTGTTCCTAATACATTAAACACTGTATGAGAAGTTGTTCCTTGAATTAAGGTAACTGTCATATTAACGGATTGAAGATTTGTTTTAGGGAAAGTTGCAATGTTATTTCCGCTAATATTAGCAATTCCTACAAAAGTATCACGGCGAGTATGATATCCTCCGGTGTTATTTATACGTAACTCCGGAACTGTCATCCAGAGCGAACTATTTGTTATACTAACGCTAATTCCATCATCTAATAATACACTATCACTTAATGCATTAGTTCCACTTGCTTTAGGAATGCGTCCAGAGGTCATACTTCCATTCACTAATGTTGACCCCCAAATTCTAGAATCTGCATTTCTTGCACCTAACGTTCCTCCAGTTCCACTTACCACAAGACTATTAGATGTTGAATTGGACGGCAAACCTGATAGAGTAATGTTTGATGCTAATATATTTCCGCCAACATTTAATAACTGAGTGGTAGTGGTCGTCCCTATACTTACTATTCCATTATTATTGAATAATATTTGTCCTCCTTCTGCATCAACAAATTGTGCTAATGGTGTAGAACCTGATTGACGAACAAATAATGCAGGACCAGTGCCAGTGTTTACAACAGATAATGCACTAGTCAATGATACCATTGTATCTAAAAATGTTAGATTTCCTTGAACGGATAAATTACCCGCAATTGTTGCATTATTACTGATTAATATATTAGCAAATGTAGGTGAGTCAGTAGTACCTAAATTAGTAAGATCAATAGTGTCAACTCCTCCATTTATTGCATTTATCTGTAATAGTCCTTGAGTGCCTGAACCTATCGAAGTGATAAATTGTCCTGAATTTGAATTATAACTAGTATATACACTATCCCATCTAGTTGAAGAAACTGATAATACGTTTAGTGCTATGTTTGAAACGTCCCCCGATCCATTCGCTGAAAAAGATCCTGTAACATTTCCTCCTGCAAATGTAAAAGTTCTGGAATTAGCCCATGTACTTGCAGTAGTTGCATTTCCAATTAATGCACCCACAAAAGTTGTTGCACTAACTGATCCGAAAGTCGGATTAAAACTAACTCCAACGGTTACTGGTCCTCCAGTTGGTTTATATGCTGCTGCACCTGTTAAATTTGATCCAAATGTCAACATCGAATCACCTGTAGACCCTGACAATGCCGCAGAGAAAATAGTTAATAAGTCAATACCACCTGATAAAATTTTACCAGTTGTATTCATTCCCGTTCCATCAGTACCCGGTGCGAAAAAAGCACCTTTTTCACCATATATTCTACCTTTGGTACGAAAATCATTCGTTAAATTTATTGCCATAATTATATTTACTTATATATTCAAAAGAAATTCGTGCGGATTCCTTTGAACGTTTTATCACTCATACTTCCAATTAAACTAATTGCAGTCAATGAAACAATTGTTCCATTTGTATATCCTCCATATTCTACCATTGCATTAGTTGATGTGAATAATGTTCCGTATTCTGAAACTGCTACTTCTATTCCATCACTAAGAACATTTATTTCACTATAATGAGTTTTATTCAAAACAGCGTCATTTACTTCGATTGTATATTTGCATGACTTGAATTCATTTAAATTATATGAATCAACTGTTCCATAATTAACTAAAGTTGATGTAAAAAATGGAGAAATTGGACGCAAATTCATTTCCAAATAATGAGTTGTGCTACTTCCATCAGAAGTTGCCAACATATAAATTTTTCCATTTGCTAATTTAATTGTTGAACTTTGTTTTACTATATTCGGATTCCATTCGTATGAGATATATTCTTGAAGAGAATTTTTCGTGCTATCAATATTAGAATATAATGTTTCGTATACAACAGTTGAAACAGTGTTTGTTGTAATAACATTATTATTCCAAATTGCAGAATATGATCCAATTATTGTGTTTAATCCAGATATATCAGTTGCACTAGGAGGCACAATTCTCCAATCCGTCGAATTACTTCCAATTTTTTCGTATCGAATATATGGTCCGCTTCCAACAGAATTATCTAAAAAATAAGAACCTATTGATGCATTCTGACCACTAATTGTTGGATTAAACGAACCGAAAATAACAACTTGTCTAAGAGGTAATTCAGTTTGTACAAATTCTTGAAAGGTAGCCATAAATTAAATAGTTTCTTGAGTTAAAAACGATGCTGTGCCGCCGATATTCTGATTTACAGCTACACGATCTAAATAAAATATGGCATCTCCATTATTATTTACTACATTTAGTGATGATAAACTAACTATTGTAAATCTTGAAGGAATGTTAATTCCGGTATTAATATCAGGATTTAAGATTGTTCCATTCGGAATTGCTGATAAAGTCACCGTTCCTCGAAAAGATTCATCTCCTGTAACTTTAGATGAATCTGCAACGCGAGTTCCAATTCCAACTGTTCTTGAAAGTGATGAAAATGTTAAAGTTCGAATTACATAACCACCTAATACATAATTAGAATTTCCATTTATAACAGATGTAACAGTATTAGCTTTGTTGGTTGCAACTAAGTTATTCCAATTAAATGTTCCTTTATTATCGGTATCTTGAACTTGTAATGTATTTGTAAAAGTTTTAGCATTTGTGGAATATGTCCAAGAACTTATTAATGTTCCGCCACCCACACTTTCTGTTAATGATGGAGCATTTAATAATCTTTGATTTGACGTTATTGTAATTGTATATTGTTGCGAAGATGTTCCATTTGTTCCTCCGGAACGAAGACGAGAAGACGGTTCAGATACTGTTATAGTTGCAGGAATGTCGGCAATATCAACAATATTATCAGAAGTTGCAGATTTATTATTTTCTTTTCTTGTTACCGTTAAACGATAGTTAGTTACACCACCATCTCCAGCAACATTGTAAGTTCCCGGATTGTTACAAGTTGCGCTTTTATACGAATTATATGTTGAAGAATCTATAATAGTTAAATTGTTATTAGGAGAAGAATAAAAATATATTGGATCATTTCCCTGATTTGAAACAGTTAAAGAAACTGTTGCATTTTCTGTTCCTTTTAATGCAGTTTGTGTATTTGGATAAGTTACGCTAAATGCTCCAAAGGTAGGAGAAACATTATTAACAAAAAGCGTCTCACTACTGATTACATAATCCCCATATGTTCCAAATGAATTTTTTGCTCTCAATCGAACTGGAAGAGTTAGCAAAGAATTAGTAGTTGTTGCAATAGTTATATTAATTGTTGCTGAATTACTAACAGTAGTAATGGAATAATTCTGAGATGTTGATGCATAAATATTATTTGATGCAAAAGTTTGAATTTCCGCCGCATCATCTGAATCAAATTCTACTGTCATGGAAATGGAGTCGCCATTTTTTAATTCAGTTTGAGTTCCCGGATATAATCCAAAAGTTACATTAGTTATTTGCGGTCCAGCACCTAATAAATCTATTCTTAAATTTTTTTCATAATTTTCTAATTTCAGAGGAATTATATTAATTCCGGTTTGTAATAATACTGGAATTGTTGCAGAAAATCTTCGTGTAAAAGAAGTGGTTCCTAAATAATCTATAGAACTTAATGGAACTGCATTTCCGTTGACAAATGGTTGACCCATCCATTTGTCAACAGGTCCATCCCAATGTATTGATAAGTTTGTCGGAGTCGTATCTGTAATTGCAGATAATAAAACCATATTTAAGGGTTTTACTGTAGAATCGTATGTTTTAAAAACAACTCCATTCGAAATATTTGTAGGAATTATTAATGAAGAATTATTAGTAACTGTATTCCATGTACTACTCAAATCTTTAACAACTGAATACGTGTTATCCCAATATCCTGAATTATATGATACAACATTGTATGTACTATCCCAATATCCTGAATTAGAGAATACGATTCCTGTAATGATGGCATCAATACTTCCACTGCTAATTACTAGTGATGATAAACTAACACTGTTTCCATTTGAAATAGAAAGACGAAAATTGGAAGGATTATAAGTTAAATTTTGATACCAATTTGCGGAGTTGTCTTCTACTGTGGTATAAATTGCTTGAAATTCTGTACTATTGATAAAAACCGCACAAACCGCAGATGTAAAATTAGTTATATCTGTGGCTAAATGCGTGTGAGGCATTTTTTTAATTTCTACCTTCTGACAATTTGGAAGCATAAGAGTATTTATAATAAATACAATCTAAGTAACAGTATGGGAATTATACAATCTTTATTATATGTTATAAATCTAATAAAAGAAATGCTCGACTTCATAAAACAAGAAGTCGAGCATTCTAAGAGAGAAAAAGAGAAAAATAAATTAGATGATTTAAAGAAAAAGATCGAAGAAGATGTTAAAAATGGAGATATATCATCAATAAATGATAAAAATCAATTTTAATTACTCAAAGTCTTTTAAATTAAATATTTTAGATTTTTTATGAATATACTGAGTAAATTTTGATGTTAAAAACCAATACCATTTTTCAGGTTTTTCAGGAGTTACATTATTACCATAACCATCAGTTATAATAAACACTGCTTTTGGATACTTGATTTTATCTTTTTTAATAATTTCTTGAATTTTAGATTCTATAATACTAAAACTAGTTCCTCCTCCACCATAAATTCTTTTGGTTTCTAGGGATGTTTCCTCTACCCTTGTATCAAAACAGAATAATCTGATTTTGAATTTTTTAGGATTTAAACTTTTTGCTGCTGCAAAAAATCGGTTTCCTAAACTTATACAAGAACCTGAAGTGTCTAAAAAGAAGAAAACAGAAATCATATCCTTTTCTTTGAAATCGTTGAATATTTTTTGCGATGAAGGCAAATTAATATTATCAGGAATAACGTTAATATAGCGGTTATTAACTCGCTCCCAACGTTCTTCAGTGTCGAGAGTATGCTTTATATTATTATTCTCCCATTTTTTAATAACAGTTTCCCATTTTTTCTTTGTTACTTTTTTAGCATTTACCGAATGATAACTTCCTGTACCCGCTCCAGCAATTTTTTCTAAAGCATCGGACAATTCTTTTGGTATATTTTTTCCAGTTAAATTACCAGATATTAATATATCAGTAATTCCTTCATCGTTCATTTGATTTTTAATTTCTTCCAGTTCTTCATCACTCAGAACAAAGTGTTCATCCATTCTGAATAATTCATTTTTACATGGATTTTTAAGAAGAAGATTAAAATAATATTCAGTAGTTTGTTTTTTAAGAACAGTTATATCTTTGAACACTGTGTCTATCCAACATCCCTTTTTGCCTATTCTTTCGTCTAGTAAGTTTCTATCGAATCCGAATGAATCACATAACATTTCATTAATAACAATATCCGCAGCAACATTAATATCTTCAAATGTTTTTTTATTTAAATGTTCTTTGAATCGAAGACCATGGTCAAAAACTATATGACTCATTTCATGACAAATCAAAAACGATTTGTTATAACTATTTAATGACTCCCAGAATTTGGAATTAATTAAAAATTGAATACTGTTCCCTTCTTGGTCAAAAGAAATTGCCGCAGTTTCTAAGTTTGGAAAATCATCAACTAATGGTTCACCAATATCCCAGAATGCACGAAAGAAATAATGAAAATTTTGTAATTCTTTCGCTATATCTAATTTTTCAAGAATCTCCATAATTATCAGAATATTGGTTCGCGTTGGGAAAAATCAATTCCTGCAATTTGCAATGTGGTTCGTATAGTATTGATTTTTTTCAATAAATCTTCTGGAACTATTGCATGATTAGCTGTTGTTCCTATTGTATCATACAAATCAACAAACTTTTTGAATTTGTCCGCATGATTCAGTTTATGTATATTGTTCATTACTATTTTGACCAAAAGTTTCATTTTTTCAGAATCTAAAGTTCGCGTTGCGAATAATAATGTTGAACCGAGAATATTTTCAAAATTATAATTATTTATAGATTTTATTGTTGCATGTTGCATACTCATTAATGATGATATTACAAAATTAATGATTAAGTAAGGGTTTCCTTTTTCTGCATTAGCAAAACAACGTTCTAATCTACCCAACAATTCTTTTCGATGATTTGTATTCAATTTAATTACGGAAGGATCAAACTCTCTATAAGACAACCATGAGTTGAAATGATAACTATTTGAGAAATTATCACCTCCGGAAGACTTACCTGCTATTTTTGGTAAGTTTTTGGTAACTTCGTCAATTGATAAGAAATTAGTTATCGTTTCATTTGAAGGGACAAATTTTTCTGTTTGTAATATTTTTATTATTGAACCAATTTTATAATTATTATCGGTTTTAATTGCATCATCTACAATATCTTTATAAAATTCATCATTAGAGATGTATTTATAAATTATATAATTTTCGAAATTCGTGTTTCCTTTCATTTCTTGAGAAACAAATTCTTTGTTGATATATTTCCAATATTTCCAATATTTGGAATTTTGTAATTCATTTTTACACTTTAAGAAATTATCATCATTGGATAAAAATTCTTTCATAGCATCGTCAGTTGGATTTTCTAACAATTGCTTAATTTTCACAACAGTTTCGTCAGTTGATAACTGTTGAACTAAATCCCGAACATTAGCAGATTCTGGCAATAGATATTTGATATCCAACCCTTTTAAGAAACTTTCACCAATATAATCAAGACGACGAGGACTAAGAATTTTCAGTGCTTCTTTTGGTTGCTTTGCCCACCAATCACAAAGAATTTTTGCCTTATAATCACCATATTTTTTCTTGAAAAAGCTGAGACTTGGAGAATTAGGCAACTCAACAATAATATGAAAACGATCTAATTGTGCAGGGTCTAATTCCTCGACATCATAATCTGCATCTTCTTCCTCTTTTTTTGCAGGATTTACCGCACCCCAAATAATTTTAAGATTTGGGAATTTACGACCGTTAATACTTTTGAATTGTTGAAGTTCCAAAAGAGCATTCCGAACCGTTTTATGGCAGTTATGTACAAAAACACCTGCACCTAATAGGAAATTATGATATTCGTCAACTGTGAAATCATACACATCTTCGATTCCATCATCCTGAATCGAAATAACTCTATGATTCATTAAGGGATTTTCATTAATATATTTTTTATAATATTCCACGAAATCATCGAACGAATTATTGAAATAACGTTTAATAGTTCGTATTTTTAATAAGTGTTTTTCATAAGAAAAGATATTTTTATTATTATTTAGTATATCTTGATATTCAGTTTCAGTTATTTCTAATTTATTCGTAATATTATATAATACCTTACACGTATGGTGTAGATGCGTTTTTTGTATTGCTTCTTTTCTATTAATCTTTGAGAATTTTTTCTCCTTCCATTGTTTGATTGCTCTGGCACTAGCGGATTGACGCATTTCTTCCGTCCAAACCTTTTTCAAAGATTCACTTAATTTTGTCAAATATAATTTTTTGTTTTTATTACGTGTTCGTAATGAATTATTCAATGCTTTTTCTTTACTCGCATCAGTTCCCAAAGTTTTTTCCCATAAATCAGGATGTTTTCGATGACTGCTTTTTCCGCCATTAGCAGATGTAATATCTGAGAATGCGTGGAGAAGCATATGTTCTTCCCTAGTCATTTGGATTATATTATTTGGATTGTTATTATATTTGTCATGATCAACATGATGACGACTCACATGTTGTTTATCTATATTGGAATATTTCTGATTTTTTATGTTATATTCATCCGCAAGCCAATATGTATATTTCCATGAATTTTCTATAGTAGATTTAACTTCTTCATAACCTTGGCGATTGTATTTCTTATACATTGCCATTAATGAATCATTGGGACGTAAATCTTTTGCTTCACGGTAAACCATGTCAGAACATAAAAATTTATGATTTTTCGTACAACGGATAATCGAACCATCATCAAGTGTCACTTTAACAATTTCTGCATTTTTCTGTGTTATAGAGCATGAATGACCTCTTCCTACAGCAGTTTTGTTATTTTGTATATCATAAGAATATACGAAAAACTCGTCCTTTTCTACTAATTCTTTTATAGGAACAGAATATCCATCAACTAATTGAATTTGGGTGTCACCAACAAAACAACGGTTCCATTCATCGCAAAAAATAGCTTCAACATCATCATCCAAATTCTCAGGAAGAATAAATTCCATTTTATCCTTGCCTGTAACTTCATCTTTTTTTGCTCGGGGAATGCCCAATAAATGAATCCAAGGATCTAATGTTGCTCCACTAAAATAGCTATATTTTATTTTATTTCGTTTGAATGTGTCTAAAACTTGATGACTTTTGCCCACGCCCTTTTCCCCGATTAACAATACATTCATTCCAGTTTTCACCCATTGATCCAAGAGATTATCATTTAATTTACATGTATGGAATTTTATCATAGAGAAATCTACATCAAAAATTGCTTTTGTAAAGAAAAAACTGTAAATTTCACTCCAAATCCGCTAAACTTATATTTCCAAGAGTCATTAATTCTTTTATTTTTGATAAGATTGCGGATTTATCTGGTTCTGAAACATCAGAATATAGATATGTCATATCGGTATAATCTATAACAAAAGGATCAAAGAAATCCGCGATAATCAAGCCATTCAAATAAGGAAATTGCCAAACAGTCCAACTATAATGTTCTGGGGAATTAACTGGATATGGATTTTCGACTCGACCACAACGATTGGAATCTTCTGTTAGTTTTCCATAACCGCAACTATTAACTGCAATAATATCCACGAATCCATCTCCACTTGCAGGAGGAAGTGAGAAAGTAATTGTATCATCTGATTTTTGAAATTCTTTAACAGGATAACCATAAAAAGAATCTAATGCAGAAAACGGTTTATACTCATTTAACGGATACATAGCATCACTTGATCCACTTAAAAATATTGCATTTACATTATTCAAACTATAACCTTGTAGAGTTATATTTGGTGTTTTTCCTTCCACGATATAATAAGGAGAAACATAACGAAGAACAGGTCGTCCAGTAATTGTATATGAATCTGTATTCAAGTTTGAAGAATAAAGAATTAAATCATCATAATTACAATAAAATTTATCAGTAAAAATATAATCCGTGTTTATTAAACAAATCGGTTTTGAATTGGATGGACTAGTTGAAAATAAATATCCTTTTATAGTAAATGATGAACTTGCTGTTATTCTGTATGGCGGATCAGTAGGCGTTTGATTTTTTGCAGGATAATCAACTGATAAATCTCCTTTCCATAAAATTTCAGTTCGTAATTCTCTACCAGATTTTGGTTCCTGCCAAGAAATTATAGTATATGGGTTCGAATAAACGCTGAAATTTTGAACAATTTGATCAATATCTTCTTGATACTTTGCTAAAATAGTCATTTCCACTTCTATATTCCATGGAACAACTTTAGCATTTACAAATGTACCATCACTGTTTTTGTAAATTAAATCATCTATTTTATTCTTAACTCGTTCATTATCCCGACTTTGATTTTTTACTTCAACTGCGACAATTGGAAGACGAATTGTATCAGTTAAACCAATTATATCATTTAAGATGTGACTTTTTGGTGCATATGTTAATGGAACTTTTATAATTTCCTTTTCATATTTCTTGCCGTCAAATCTTTTTATTTTAACATCATTAAATGCAGCAGCAAAATGAGTTAAAAGCGTTCGTATTTCAAAATTGTAATTATAATCTTTCATAATCAAAAACAAGAAACTGGAACGGCAGATGTTGAAAATGGAATCCAATAAGGCACCCCTGCACTATAGCTGACATAATCTGATGAATCATTTGTTAATTGTCCGATTCCACAACCATTCACGGCAATAATATCAACAAATCCACTAGTTTTCGGCGGAGGCAATACAAATGAAATAGAATCCGGTGATAAAGTGTATTCATCTATTTTATAACCAAAGAAAGAATCTTCACCGGAAAATGGTTTATATTCAGTTAAGGGATACATATTTGGATTAGATCCGCTTACAAAAAGTCCAACTGTATTTTGCAACCAGAATCCTTGTATAACTATTGTAGGATTAGATCGTTCTGTTAGATAATTTGGTGTGACATATCGAACCATAGGTTTTCCGCTAAGAGTATAAAAGTCTTTTTCTGAATCAGTTGTATATGCTTGTAATTGATTGTAATCACAAAAGAAATTATCGGTAAAAATATAATCAGTATTGATCAAGCATATTGGTTTAGAATTAGATTGGCTAGTTTTAAATAAATATCCTTTTACTGTAAAATTGGTTGTGGCAGTTATTCGGAATGGAGGATCTTTGGCAGTTTGTTGTTTACCGGGATATTCTAGAGAAATAGAGCCATCCCATAAAATTTCAGTTCGTAATTCTCTACCAGACTTTGGTTCCTGCCAAGAAATAATTGCATATGGATCATTGTTAACAACAAAATTCTGAATAATCTGATCCATATCTTCTTGATACTTTGCTAGAATAGTCATTGTCAATGATAAGTTCCAAGGAATTGCTGACGAATTTACAAAATTCCCGTCACTATTTTTATAAATTAAATCATCTATTTTATTCTTGACTCGTTCATTATCACGGCCTTGACTTGTTATTTCTACAGCAATTATAGGAAGACGAATTGTATCAGTTAAACCAATTATATCATTTAAGATGTGACTTTTTGGTGCATACGTCAACGGAACTTTTATAATTTCTTTTTCAAATTTTTCTCCATCAAATCTTTTTATTTTAACATCATTAAATGCAGCAGCAAAATGAGTTAAAAGAGTTCGTATTTCGAAATTGTAATTATAATCCTGCATATTAGATATTTACATAAATAGTATCATATGAAGTTTGAAGAATTATATAAACTAGCAGTGGTGGAAGAGGCTACATTTAGAAAATCGAAATATATAGAGCATCTTGCCGATTTTCCAATGTTCTCCGTGTTTATTTCTAAAAGTATTTTAGAAAAACCTGACACTACATACAATATGGAATTTTTCAGAAGTATTAAATCGAAAATAGGTGAAATGTGTACCAAGGCAAGAAATGAAATATCTAAAATAGGATTTCCTAAAATGCATGTAAACGTAGTAATTGATGATTTGACAGAGAGTAATGCCGGAGGTTTAGCATATGGTGGCAGACATAAAGGAGTTCCCAAAGGTCATAACAAATCTGGAAAATATTGGAAACATGCTACAACTAGAAAATATCTAAAAATAAATTTAAATCATCTACTACCGTTTAATAAATTTACCACTGATATATTAGTACATGAATGGGCACATGTATGGATGTTCAATAATTCTAAACAATTTAAAGATGCGGTAGATAAATTATACACTCATCTTTTGAATAAGGGCAGAAATAATTTAAATTATGAACAACCTAAACGCGGTTTTGGTGATAGAATATTAAATAATAAAGATGATGATGATTTATACAATTCTATAATTAGAAGCACTGCAAAAATTTTTCAAGATAACTATCAACTAACTTTAGTAAGTCTTCAAACTCCAGATGATAATCCCAATAAATTTGGAGAACATGAAATTCGAAAGTATATTCAAGAAGATTTTCGAAAATTGGTAATTGATTGTGTAAAATTCTATAAACACCGTTCTGGAAATCACCGGATTTCTATTCAAGAATATGGCACACAATTAGCAGACCTTGCTAAAGAATTGTATGAAACGGTAGGTACTAAATTATTGAAGGCTATTGATAAATCTATATCAGATGATATCAATGAGTTTGATCCAGAATATCACGAAAATCCTCCAGAGGATATCTACGAGTATATGTTACAAAACGCAACTAAAACAAATGAGACTTTTCGAACTAAAGGAAAATCCTATAGCGATTTATATAATAATGTTTCGACTGTAGACTATAATTTAGATATAATTGAAAAAATATTCGACTCTTTATGGGATATATCCCATAAAGAGAGGGAGATAGAAAATATGTACGAACTCGCTAGAACTTCCAACTTAGGTGATGAAAAGTGGGATCATGTTAGAAATCAGGTAGCTAAACTAGTTGAATGGATTAATGAATATGGAATGTCCAATGACCGTGAATTATGGGCGACTGCAATTGAACATTTCTTTAAACTTCCAATGAATCATCGCAAAACTATTATAAAGTTGATAACACAAAATCGTTAAATAAATGTATGGCATACGATGTTCCATTTCTTTTTAACCCAAAAAAACATTCATCTTTTGATACTAAAGATAAAAACGCTGATTTAAACTCTGAAATAGGAATATCCGATAATCCATATGTTCCTCGTTGTAATGATAATAATTCTTTGGTAAAAGATAATTATAGAGGAATGGTTGAAAATTATGCACAAAATTATGGCATGACTATTTCTTATTGGAGTACCGGATATGATCCTGATAATGATAATAGTTTATATGGAGAAAATCCAACTGCTAAATATCGTGGACCACGAAAGTTGAAAGCCGTAATTGACTTGCAATCTTATACAACCTTTTTAACTAAATTTGGTATAATGAGCGATTTAGATATAATCATATACATTCCGATTAGAGCATTTCAAAATGTTTGGGGAAGTGTAGTTCCATTAGCAGGTGATTTATTTCAAATAGATGATGCAAGTTGTGATCGTCCAATGAAACAAAGTCCAATAGTTTTTGAAATTACTGAAAAACATGACACAATTAATCCCGCAGATTTTATGGGAGGACATTATATTTGGAAAATCACTGCGAAAAGATATGATAATTCTTATGAACCGGGCGCTCCTCAAGAAAAATTCTTGGGCGGACCTGTGGATACAGATTTTTATGGAAAAGTGGAGAGTAGCATTGATCCGGAACCTACAGTTATTGATGAGCACGCTACACACAATGTTGATGCAGATGCAAAAGAAGATTTCGATAATCCTAATAGTTCGGTATATGGGAAATACTTTTGAAAACAATAAGTAAAAATATGATTATTAGTAGAAAACTTATTGTTGAACAACCCAACTACGATTTAGAATTTGCATTTGAACAAAAAAATAACGACGAACCAAAACGTGTTTTTATTCGTGGTCAATATATAATGATGAACGAGGGTAACAAGAACAAAAGAAAGTATCCAGAAAAAGACATGATTCCCGCAGTGGATACATATATAAAAGAATATGTTCAAGAAAATCGTGGAGGAGGAGAATTAAATCATAGTAGCAATCCAGATGTAGATTTAGGAAAATTAGCAGATAAAATTGTTAGCTTGGAAAGAGATAAACAAAATCCAAATTATTATATTGGTAAGTCGTTAATTCTTTCCACGCCGTCTGGTAAAATTTTAGAATCATTAGTACATGATGGAGTAAAATTCGGAAAAAGTACAAAATGTTTAGGACAAATTTCAGAAAGTAATGATGGATATAATATTGTATCTAATCCGATTATTCTTTTAGTGGATAATGTTTTTGACCCGTCAGTGTCTACAGCTTTTGTTAATGGGATATTAGAAAATAAAGAATACATTATTTCTGATGATGGTAGAGTAGCAGAAAATTACAATCAATTAGAAAAAAGATTATCGAAATATCCTTCCAGACATCGTGACGCAATTAATGATTATATCAAAGAATCCTTAGAGAAATTTTTAGCAAACTTGTAATGTATGGCAAAAGATTTAGAAACTATTTATGAAGAAATACTAACTCGCCCATTAGTGTTAAGTCTTATTAAGAATCCGATTCCTTTAGATCCGTTGGATTCTTTTGAATCTGAAATAGATGAGGAAGAGGAAGAACATGAGGAAGAAGATTTAACTGAAAAAGAGGAAGTTGACTTAGCCCGAGAAATATTAACATATGTATCAGAATTAGATGATCTTGCAAAAGAAGCAATGTATAAATCTTTTCGTAAAAAAATTGAGCATTGTGCAGATTGTATAAGAGATTTAGCAAACGAATTGATTGAAGGTCATGGATATAACGTATGACTAAAAAATTTGATAAATTCTACAAATCACTTGTAGATAAATATGGAGAAACCCAAGTAGATGCGGGGTACGAGGTCGAAGCAGAACATGGAAAAGACAAAGAGCAAAGATTAAAAATAGCAAACGATCATTTAGAGGAATTTCCGACTTATTATACAGCATTAAAGAAAATGGAAAAGAAACTCCAAAAGAAAAAATAAAAAAGGGCGATTTTATCGCCCTTTTTTATTTTATAGTAATTCTTTAATTTTACTAACTAATGTTTCTTTTGAAGTCAACCCAATATGCCTCCATACTTCTACATCATCTTTTTTCAAGATAATTGTCGGAACTGCCCGAATATTAGCCGCAACTAACTCTAGTGGTTCCATAGTATATGTATTTTCGTCTTTTACTGTTATTTGATCTTT